TTCAATTACTACTTTAGCCCTACCCTCGCCAATCATCTTAAAGCCTAACTGTTGCACTATGATGACCATTTTATATTCTGACATTTTATGCCTGAAATAAACTGCAAGGGTAGTGGCTAGGATAGCCCAAGCCAATAAAAACACTTCGCTATATTCCATGATGTTTAAACCCTTTCCCCTGTATCAATGATTTCGCAACTCAACTCATCAATCTCCATACAGTCGGGAATAGAATAAACAACTTCGTCTAACTTCTGCCATGCCTGTTCTTCCGAATCGGCTTCAACTGAGGTATAGATGATGGCTTCTTCTCTAAATGTATAGATGGTCATGTTTAAACTCTCCCAATTTCGCATAAGACTTCATAAAATTCATCTTCCAATTCTTGAATCTCATCTTCATCTAAATCAACATAACAAGGTGATAGGTCATATTCCCACCCGCTTCTATGTTCCTCATCACTATCATAGGTATATGTGGCTACGACTTTTTTGCCTTCTACATCTACTTCATATACTTTTTGATAGCCTATGTTTTCGTTGCTTAACAAAAGTGGGTTTTTAATTTTTGGCATGGTTTAAACACTCCTTATTAAGATTGTGCGAATAAGTAATTGTTAGCGGTAGCCCATTTAATAAATGCTTGGTTCGTGCCTACTGTTGCCTTTTTGCTGGTTCGCATTACTGATGTGGCAAATAGACCCTGTTGCTCTTTGCTAAGCCTTTCCAAATACTTCATAAACTTAGATATTGTATCCTTCTCAACTCGCTGGATTGCTGAATAGACCAACATACAAACTGCACTTGGGCTTTTTGGTATTGGTGTGGTTTCGGGCTTATCAATGATCGCTTCCCATTCGGGCAACTCATCACTTAATTGGATAATGCTCATCATGTCGTAGGTTGCCCTGTTGCCAATCGTGCCTTTTAGCGTGTGGGCTAATACATCATGCCCTAGACCCTTAGCCTTTTTGATAATGTCGCTTGCCTTGTTTAAACTGCGTGGTGTGCAAAATGCGGGGCGGGGTGTGCGAGGGTCATAGATATACTCGTTATCTTTGGGGTCTGAATAATCCTCAAAACTTGCTAACATTTGCGGAAATTGCTTAACACTTAATAGCACTTCGGGGGCTATGTCATGGTCAATCGCCCAATCAATCCATTGGTCTGCGGTTGGTTTACCTACCTTGACCACACTCATGCGGTTTCTAGCATGGGGTGGCAAAGTGTCCCCAATGCCTTCTGTTGCAAGGTTAGTGGTAGCGAATACAATAGAGCCTTCGGGTAATTCGTAAGTGCCTAGTTTTCTCTCTAACATCAATCTAAGACAAGCGTTCATAACTGCTTTGCTTGCCTTGCCGATCTCATCAAGCATTAAAACAATGGGCTTGTCAAAGTGAAAGCCAAATTCCTCATTGGGGATAAATGAACACACCTCAACACCATCAAGGGTGCGAATCTTTGGCACTAAAAAATCGCCTACATCTTTGGTTGTCATGTCCCCATAACAAAAGTGGTGGGTGGTGTTTAAACGATCTTGCAAAATCTTGAGAATGGAAGATTTACCTATCCCCATCTCGCCTTGTGCTAAGACTGTCGTTGTATCGCCTACTGCTTGAATCAGGTCGGCACATTGGGTTAATGATATTGTTTTATATAAATCTGACATTTAATTATCCTATTAGTTTATGGTGGTTTAATACTGCCCCTTTTCGGGGGCTTTAAAACTGTTTACATGGCTTCACCCATTGGTTGTAAGGGATTACTGCCCCCGCTTGTCTAGGCGGGTTTATGGTTCGCTTGCTGGTAGTTATATCTCCCATTGGTTAGCAAATTTTCAGTAAGTATATAGATCAGGGGCTAAACAAAAAACTAGGAATAACCCTACTAAAAGCAAAGCCACTAAATAATCATCTCTCGTCATGTTTAAACTCCCTAATCCAATCAATATAAACATCATTCAAACCTAGCCACTTAGCTAGTCGCTTGCGGTTGGGCTTGTCAATGGGGTAATTAAGCAATAACCCCCACTCACCCACTCTAACCAACTCAAAAAATTCAGGCTGGTTAGGTTTGCGGTATAACTTAATCACCCGCATTGTTTAAACTCCCCGCCCATCTTTGCCACACCAATTCGTCTTTAACTAATCTACGCATTAACTGACTAGAATTAAGGTCTAATTCTTTACAGTAATTGTCCCATCTTTGTTTTAATTCTAAATCTACAAAAACAGTCAAGTGTGTTCCTGTCGTATCGGTCTTTTCGGTTCGTGGTCTGCCCCTAGCCATGTTTAAACACCCCCTTGTTTAACTGCATATTCAAATAGAGCCATAACACCCGCTTTATAGCCTTGCACCCATAACAGGCGGTCATCATCTGATAGCGGAGAATTATCACCATACAAAGATTTTTCCCACTCGTAAAATGCTTCATTCGCTTTTTGGTCGGACATGGTTTAAACACTCTCCAAGTTTTTAATGTTGGTAATCATGCGGGAATGTGGCGGGTCAATAAATTGTATTGTTATCCACTCGCCATCAATCCGTTTTATCGTGGCTAATGCTTCGCCACACCATCTGACTTTATCGCCTATTGACATTGTTTAAACTCCTTGCCCGTTAAACAAATTGTCAAAATATGCTTGTGGTTTTTCGCTTGCGTGAACACCATCTAGCCACTTGTTAATGTGTCGGGTTGTGGTTTGCGACCACTTGCGATCTGTTTTGAAATAGTCATAGGTATGCTTATCAAAGCAAGCGACAGGGGTTGCGTAGCTAAACAATACCCTATGGTGTGGTGTTTCTACTAAGGTCATATTGCTTGCGATTTGATTAAGTTTGAATGATTGCATGGTGTTAGATTCTTTCTGCTCTAAGGCGGTGTAATGCGGTTAATGGTAGATTGTTTTTTAATGCCATCATCATTTTGGCATGATGTGGGCTAATGCCCTCGATCAATTCAAAGTTTGATGTGCCACGATAAAAGACTTTGTAATTTCTCAGCATGGTTTAAACATGGCGGGGGATTGCCCCGCACCCTTTCTATATGGTTGGTTTGCCTAGCATGAGTGCTAACTCGTTATAAACAGATTCCCTTGAGCCCTTGAGCCCCAATTCTTTCTTAATCAGGCTATACATGGTCATACCTCTAGTCATGCGTAGCCCCTTGATTTCAAGCCCTAACCCTTTCAAAAGGGTTAGGTATCTAAAGCGGGCAATATGGGCGGGATTAGTGATCATTGTCATGGTTTATTGCCCCTCAATCTCATAGCCATCTTCGGATATGCTCGAACAGTAATCAGAAAAGCCAACACGATAAGCGATAGGGTCTATGATTGATAATGCTCGGCTAGGTTGATATTGATACCCGCAAATTTCTGCCATTGGGTAGCAATCATCTAGCATATCGTTATACAGATTGAGGGCTTCGGATTCGGTGATATAAATAGTTTGCATGGTGTTGCCTTTCGTTTAGTTTAAACATGGCGGGGTTGCCCCCGCCTGTTGGTTAGTCAATAAATGATTCTGTATATTGGGTGATCTTGCGGATTCTGATTCTATGTTTAGCGGGTGTGCTAGACACCAAGCCCCCATAAGTTTTATCGCCCTCTAATTCCTCACTTAACCTTTTCTTAGCATATTCTTGGGCTTCGGAATCAGTCAAAAGTTTGCTACCTGAAAACATACCTCGCCATTCGTTATTAGTATGTTTAGATTTGAATTGATGGGTGAACATAAATAAATGCTTTTCCATAATGTGCCTTTCGTGTGGTTTGAACATGGCGGGGTTGCCCCCGCCTGTTGGTTAGTATTCCTCGCCTTTGACTTCAAAGATATAACCATCTTCATCATAGGCGATCATCTTGCCATGACTTAGCGGGCATTTAGGAATGGCAAGTTTTAGCCACTTGCTAGATGTGCGTAGCGTATAGCCACAAGATTTGCACACACACTTTAGGTTGCGTGTGGATTGCTTTTTTAATCTTAGGTTGAGGGCTTCGTGTGGATAATCGCCCATCATGGCAAGCCATTGGTTTGCCAATTCCTTTAGTGGCTCGCCCATGACTGTTGAGGTCATTTGACCTGTCAAACCAACAGATTCAGCACATTGTTTAAATGCACTCTTATGCCCATTACCTTCAAGCGGGTCAATAATGCCATGATCAACTGTGGCATGAACCAACTCATGCACCAATGTGCTGACCACTTCCATTGTGTCAGGTAGGCTTGGCACTATAATAATTTCGTGGTTAGCCCGCCCTGAATTGAATGGGCTGATACATTGTCCCGCCACAATGGTTTTTTGGTTCTTTTTTCTAAATGCCCCTTTAGTGCTGAATGAGCATGAGAACCGAATATTGTCAGGAATGGTATAGCCCTTTGATTCAAAGTGAGGGGCTATATGTTGGCGGGTCAAGGTGTTGAGCCATGTTTCCCTGTTATTGGGTTGGTATGTTAAGTGTTGCATGGTGTTCTAATCCTTTCAAGGTTAGGAATCAAATAAAAGTGAATAAACAATTCACACCATAATTAGATCATATTGCTGGTGTTTTTGGTTTCGCATTGTGAAAAAGTGCATAGGGATAAACCCTAATAGCCTGTGTGCCTTATATCTATTGGGTTTGTGTGGTGTCATTCCTTATATCTATTGGCTTATACCCTGATTTCAGCCCGCAAACCCGCATAATTATAGGCTTCCTAGAGATCGCATGGGTCATGGGGCTAGGGTATCAACTCATCACTAAATGGCTCTATGACCCGATTAAGTGGCTTAGCGGGCATTTTCACAATATGGAATGAACAGGCTTCACTTCACCTCATCACCGCCTACCCTCGCACCCGCATAGCCATATTGCACCGCAACACAATGCACCATATTGGTGCATTGTTTAAACTGCCTGTGTGCTATGTTGCACCGCAACACCAATGCACCAATATGGTGCGTCATGTTGCAACGCAACATATTGCCCGCATTGTTTAAACTATGTTGCACCGCAACACCAATGCACCAATGTGGTGCTTCCGCATTGTGGGATAGCATCTCATAATGTGAAACTGATCACCCTCTTTATGTAAGTGGGGGCTTACTAACTTAGCGATCCCCCTTTTTAGAGTCTCATGGCGGACCGTTGCCCTGGGGCCCCATAGACCGCAAGTTTTTATACCCCACCCCCCTTTTTGTGGTAAAAACGCAACATTTTAAAATTTTTTTTTCAAATTTGTAGGGTTTGTTTTCAAATTTGTAGGGAACAAATAAGAATCATTCTCATTTGCTCTATATACATCAATGACTTACAAGGCGATTTGTAGGGTCTGTTGGGTCTGTTGGGTCTAAACCTATTATTTTTTAAAATTTTTTAAAATAAAAAACGAAAGTCTGGGGTAAAGTGGGTTTAGACCCAACAGACCCTACAAACCCTACAAATGAAAAACAAAAATCAATGGCTTAGGGCAGCAATCTGACATTGTTTGCATTAGTTGATATATGACTAAGTATGTATATCAAATCAAAGGCGCATTGGAAAATGTGGCGGGCCAGCTCAAAGGGCTGCAAATTTTGGTATGCGACCTCTATAACTTTGAGATTGTGGATGTGCCAATCGAAATATTGGACCATGAAACAACCAAGTATTTGGAGTTCAGACTTAAAGTCACAACCGAGCCATTAGACATTCAACGATTACCAAATGGCATTCAAAATCAAATACGCACGCCGTTAGGGCGATGGCTGGACCATTGGGTCCTTGAAAACTTTCATGGCAATATTAGCAAACCAAAAAGTACTAACCCTTGATTACTGGAAACGCGCCGAGCATCTTAAAAAAGGCGACGTGGTTTTTGACAAAGACGGCAACCCGGCCCAGGTAACCCTGGTGCAACCGTACACCCCCAAAGAGTGCTATGAGGTTTTATTCAACGACTATTTGACGTTGGCTGGCGACGAGAAGATGGGGTTCATAGCCGAAAACCGCAACGACCGCATCAAAGAATCCAAGTACAAACAAAAGCTAAAGACCAACCGGCCGCTTCGTAACAAGAAGATTAAAGATCTATTGGAAGAGCCGCTGCACAATACCGAACACCATTACTTTGAGTATTCGGTCAGAACTACCCCGCCAATCAGCCTACCCACCCAACTGCTTCCTGTGCCGCCCTTTGTATTTGGCTTTTGGTTTATCAACCGAAAACGTGGCGGGTATATGGTTGCGCCTCTTGGAACAGCGGACATGATCTATGAACAGTTTAGGGACGCAGGGTACGCCATCAAAGAAACCAACGGAACATCATCCAAACGCCGCAGGTTTATAACCACCCCCAGCATTCGTGATCAGCTGGCACCGTTTGTGCCGTACAAGATTCCTGGCAACTACATGATGGCCGCGCCGGACCAGCGGATAGAATTGCTGCGTGGCATACTGCACGCCAAGAAATCGTGTTATAATAAAGCTACAGATAACTTTAGATTTACTGTAAAAGACGCCACGATTGCTAAACAGATCCAGTGGCTTGTAGAATCTTTAGGGCACAAAACTGCGTTGACTTATAACCCGATAATCAAAAGCTACATTGTTACGTTTAAGAGCAAACTTAAGCTAATGACAGACCAAGACTCCAAGCCATTGAAGTGGGCATACGGTCGGCGCTATATTAGGAAGATTACAAAGATTGATCCCGCCCCATGCGTGCACATTGAGACAAACGGAGCCAATGGAACCATGTTGGTTGGTGAAGGATTTATAGCATGCCACTAACAGCAACCCAAGAAGCCAACATTAAGAAATTTGTAGAGGCCCGTAAGCACTGGCCAAAACCACAGATTGAGGCTGCGGTGTGGCAGATCAAATGGGCGCTACAAGCATTACCTCATCAAAAGGAACCAGAAGATGGTGAATACGACACGTTTCTCATGCTTGCCGGACGTGGATCTGGCAAGACGCACACTGCTAGCCATTGGATTGGCATTCGGGCTTGGGTATATGACGGAACCCGCTGGCTCGTCACTGCCCCAACCTCCAATGATATACGTGCAACTTGTTTTGAGGGAGACAGCGGATTACTCAATATCATCCCCTCGAGCCTTATCAGAGATTACAACAAGTCCCTCTTCGAAATTACTCTCACAAACGGATCAATCATTCAAGGGATTCCAGCATCAGAACCTGAGCGATATCGTGGTAAACAATACCACGGAGCCTGGTTTGACGAATTGTGTGCCTTCGAGTATCTTGACGAGGCCTATGACGGCGTCCAATTTACGTTGCGACTTAAGGACCCCAGGATCAAACGGGTCCAGCAAATCATTACCACAACCCCCAAACCAAAAGAACTCATCGTTGACCTCAACGAAGGAAAAGTAGGCGGGGATGTTTATGTAGTAAATGCCAGTTCGTATGACAACAAAGAAAACTTATCTGAAACATTTTTCAAACAGTTAGAAACATACGATGGCACGGACATTGGTAGGCAAGAGATTTATGGTGAGATTCTCGACCCAGAATCCGCCGGTATTATCAAACGTAAAATGTTTCGTATGTGGCCAGCTGACAAACCAACACCCGTCCTTGAGTATGTGATTGCCAGTTACGATCCTGCAACTTCAGAAAAAACTATGAACGACCCAACGGCTTGCACGGTATGGGGCGTGTTTGAACAGCAAGACGCCGGCACGGCAATCATCTTGCTTGACGCATGGGACGAGCACCTGTCATACCCAGAGCTGCGCCGTAAAGTCATCGACGATTTTAAAGAAGTGGTTTATGGCGCGGACAATGACTTTGGTAAAGGCAAGAAGGCTGACCTCATCCTCATGGAAGATAAGTCTGCAGGTATCTCCTTGATCCAAGAGTTACAGGGCGCTGGTGTGCCCGTGCGCGGATATAACCCTGGTCGTGCCGATAAGGTACAACGTTTAAACATTGTGGCACCGCTAGTGGCTAAAGGCAAAGTGTTTATTCCCGAGGAGCCAACCCAACGTGGCGACTTTGCTCAGTGGGCCAAACGTTTCTTGCGCCAAGTTTGTTCGTTCCCAGAAGCCGGCGGTCATGACGACTACGTGGACTCATTATCCCAAGCCCTGCGTGTTTTGCGCGATTCTGGCTGGATCCAGCTCGATTACTTGCCAGCCAGGGATTACAGCTACGCAGATGACAACCGTAAGCGGTTTGAGAACCCCTACACTATGTAGGGCGCTTTTACCTTCAATTGTGCATTAGTGTAATTAGGAACATAAATCCAAAACAAAGACAATGGCACAACAACCCCAAATCCCAATCCAATCCGGCGGAAACCTTCCAGCCCT